GATACGATGGACCTCACGATGAAAATGAAATTAAACGTTTTATCGTTGAAGTAAGTAATAAAATTCAATCAAAAGAAAAATTTACAAATAAAGAAATGGCAAAACAAAAAGTACAAACTAGTCATAGTAATAATGGTTCAAAAAAAGACATTCCTGCTTATGCATCAGGTCAACCATTGTGGGGAGACTCCGATGATTTTTATTTAGAATTTGCTGAAGCTTATACATAAAATTTTATAAAATTGAAATTTAAATGAAAAAGTGATAAAGTAAGAAATAATAACCTCAAATGAATTTTCCAAATTTTCCGTTGTATGATACATTAAAAAAAGATAATTTTAAAGAACTAAGTGATGAAGAAAAAGACGTGCTGTTTGACTATTTAAAAACAATGAATGATGAAAAACAAGAAATTGTATATGCATTGATTAAAGCTTATTATATGGAAGAACAACAGTTTATTTCAACTAATGAACTACCTTACAATGGTAAGACCTTAAAAAGTCGAATTAAATTTGATTTAGATCATCTTCCAAGTAAACTCCAACATCTATTGAAAACGTTTTCAATGATAAAGTAACAAGTAATTATAAATTAAATATATTTCATTTGATATAAATGAAATATGGAAGTGTATGATTTTTTACCAACATATACTAATTTTGATCATGATGCGGAAGAAATTTTAGGTAAAGATTTAGTTGAAACTACTTCATTATATAATAAAAAAGAATTTTATGACTATAGGTTAAAATCAATTGAAGAACGACCTAAAGAAGCTGGTGTTTATATGAATCATCAAATTATTATTTCACGTTTTCTTAGTTCTAATACACCTTATAGAGGTATCCTTGTTATGCATGAACCAGGTACAGGAAAAACGTGTTTGTCTGTTGCTGTAATTGAAAAAATACGATCAGAATCTTCTCATTTTAAAGGAGCGTTGATCCTTATGAATAATCCAAATCTTATCAAGAATTATAAAAAAGAGTTAACAGAAACATGTACTCCAGGTACCTATAAAATAGAAGATATTGATGAAAAAACAGAATTAAAACTAAATCCTCGTCAAATTAAAATAAGAATGAATAAAAAACTAGCTCAATATTATCAATTCGAAACAATAGAAACGTTTACTAAAAACATTCTTGCAAATAAATCAAATGAAGAAATTAAAAAAGACTTTAGTAATCGTATTATTATTATAGACGAAGCACATCACTTACGTGTTAGTAATGACAAAGAATTAGAAGGACAATACAATAACATACATAGATTATTGCATAACATTGAAAACAGTAAAATTATTTTAATGACTGGAACACCAATGGTGGATAATGCGTCAGAAATTGCAAGTTTAATGAATTTAATTTTAGACGAAAAAAATCAGTTGCCTATAGGAGAAACTTTTATAAAAGAGTACATGAAACAAATTGGAAAAGATATTTATGTGATGAAAGATGATGTACCTTCTAGTTATCATTTTAAAGAATTACTTCATGGTAAAGTTAGTTTTTTACGTTCTATGCAAAGCGGTGTCAAAAGACAATATATTGGCGAAAAACTTGATTTAATACATTTTAACCAATATGTACTACCTTTACAAACATATCAACTAGAACACTATATAAACGCTTTAGAAACAGATGAAGAGAAAAAAGGAGATTTTTATATTAAATGTCGTCAAGCTGCATTGTTTGTATATCCAGATGGTACTTACGGGAAAAAAGGTTACGAAAATTATACATCAAAAATAACTGTTAATAAAGTAACAAAACTTAAAATTAAACCTAATTTTTTTAACGAGTTATTCGGTAATGCTAAAAGTAAGGATGAAAAATTAGAGAAATTGAAAAATTATAGTATTAAATATGCTAGTTGTATTGAAAAATTATTAAACGATGAAGGGAATCATTTTGTATATCTTGAATTTGTACATGGTAGTGGTGCAATTATTTTTACAGCTATTTTAGAACAATTTGGTTTTTATAACTTTAAAGATAAAAAAGGTAAAGGTAGTAATTATGCATTATTAACAAGTGAAACAGGAACAGATATAGATGAATCACTAAAAATATTTAATAGTGATGCTAATGTAATGGGGAAAGAAATTAAAGTGATTATTGGTACAAAAATTATTAGTGAAGGGTTTACATTAAAAAATGTACAACATGTTCATATACTTACACCTCATTGGAATTTTAGCGAAATTGATCAGACAATCGCTCGAGCTTTTCGTCTTTCTTCACATGCAGCACTAGAGAAACTATTAAAAGAAGACATAAACGTAAAAATATATTTATATACAACAGTTACGAATGAAACCCTAAGTGATACCAGTATTTTATCTATAGATCGTTACATGTATAAATTTTGTGAAGATAAAGATATAGCAATTAAATCAGTTGAACATGTACTCAAACAGATCAGTTTTGATTGTCGTTTAAACAAAGAACGTAATAGATTACCAAATATATTAGATAACAGTAGAAACTGTGAGTATGAAAAATGTGATTATGTTTGTTACGATGAACATAAAAATGAGTTGGATGTTGATTTAGATTTGGACATTGATATAGATGATTCTACCTATCATATGTTTTACGATCAACCTGATATTAATAAAATGATAAAGTATTTACAAAGTTTTTTTATGAAAAAATCACATTGTACATTAGAAGAGTTACTAAAAGATGATATTTTTAGTAACTCTTCTAAAAAACTGATTTTAAAATCTATTTTATACATGATAAGTCATAAAGTAATAGTAAATACGCATCATGGTATAAATTATTTTTTATTCCATGATAATGATATTATCTTTTTATCTCCGAAAATAAGAGATAATGAATGGTTTGATTCCTTTTATGTTAAACATGTACCGTTACAACTATACGAAACGTTTAATAATATTGTAACTAAAACATATAATAATTATCTTCCTATTCTATTCCAACAATTAAAAGAATATAATAAAAAATCATTATTATACAGATTTAACGAAGACGCAAAAGAACTTTTATTAGAAATAGCAATATTATCTCGTGAAAGAGGTTATGAAAACATTTCATCTGTAAGAGAATATATTATTGATCAATTTTCAGGTTTTATTAATCAAAAGAAAGATGATAACTTGTTTATTTCGAGTTTACTTACATATCAACTTCGTTGTTTAGATACATCAACACTAACTAACGAATGGAAAGATTGTGATGAAACTATACAATTACCAAAGTCTGCTGTTAAAAAAATAGAATATGAATTGAATGAATATGGGTATGTAGGTTTATATAAATATGATAAAAAAGATCCAGAAAAAAAGGAATTTAAAATCATAAAACAACAGAATAAAAATGAAATTACAAAAGAATCAGGTAAAAATACTGGTATAGTATGTAAAACAATGGATAAAGATGAGCTACTTGACATCATTATTAATCGTATAAAATTAGAGCCAACTAAAAAGTCTGAATATACATCATTGTCAATGGATCAATTACGAGAAAAAATAAAGACTTATAAAAATACAAAAGATTTAGATTCTAAACAATTCAGCCAATTAACTAAAGAAGATTTGGTTAAAATTTTATATTGGAGCGATTTAACAAAACCACAATTATGTGCACAAATCGAAGCATTTTTTGAAAAAAATTCATTATTTATTGAAAGTTAAGTAAAGACTAGTTTTTAGCACAATTTTTCATAAAAAAGTGATGATAGTAAAAATTTTTAGTAAAAAATAGAAATAGTTAGATATATAATTTTTATTTTTATTTTTTTCCAGATAATAAAAAGATGAGCTTGTCATTAACTGGTTCCTTACAAACATGTAAAGTAAACACTGGATATGCCAACAAATTATGGTCCGATCGTTATGAAAACCCCAATACACTTCTCTGCTCATTATGGAATGGTCTCGATCAATACGGACGTGTCGTTTCATATGATTCATACGTTACTAAACAAGCCGGTTGCAATTCTGCTGATGATCGCGTTGCTGTAGAAAACTACTTACGTCCTCAATACTCTGAATTTACAGCTCTCGATGTATCTGGATATCTCAATCCTGCTGCTCTCGGTGCACCTGTTCCTGCTAACGCTCAATACCAAAAATCAACTGAACTCGGTCGTGAAAAAGCTGTTAGAGAAGAATACATGAAAGGTGGAAGTGTTGGTATTCAATTCTCTAAAACCAACTCACCTTATACCACTGGTCAACAATCTGTAAATGGTTGCCCTTCAGGTCAATGCTCAAACGGCTTTCAAGGTTACAAACCCCACTTACAAGAAGGTTATGTTGACACACGTGCTAACAAAAATTTTCAACAACGTCGTGATCTCTCAGGCATCGCTGGATGGAAAGGTAACTGCTATGCTTGCTCTGCTGGAAACAAATAAATAATAATGCAAACTAGCAATTAAATTCATAATTTGTTTATATAAAGAAATGTATATAAACAAACAATATTGTATGTTTACAAGAACCGATATTATTTTATATTTGGAAGATGTAATAGAACAATTAAAATCGCAAACAATTAGTGAAGAAAACATAAGAGATTTTTCTATATTGTATATGAAACATATGTTTAAAGAAAACGTTGAAGATGATGTTGACAAAAATAATAACCTCTACGATGAGTCTAAACAATTAAACTATTTAGTACTTGGTTGGTATATTTATACATTTTTACTAGATAAAAAGTAAAAACGATTTATTTATTATATACTAAATAAATGGACTATTTACAATTATTAAAGTCTGCTACGTTTGAACAACTTACTGTACCTAAAAATTTTACTGTTTCTCCCTCTGAAAATCAAGTTGGAGTTAGTGTTATACCTCCATGTACTGCTGATATTCGGTTTCAACTAGGTACATTTAAACTAGCTTTACCTCGTTTTAATGTAAGTAAAGAAGAATTATCTTCTTTACCTGAATCATGGCAAAATTTTATTGATTCAAGTAATATGAAAAAAATTAATGATAAAGATAAGCAAAAATACGAATTAGTAACGGCCCCCTCAAACCAGGGCGGATGTGGGTCTTGTTTTGCGGTAGCAATTGCTGAAGTAATTTCTGATAACTTTTTATTTGGAATGGATCTTCGTTATAATCCATCCTTAAGTCCAATGTATATTTTATCATGTTTAAAAAGTCCTTATAATTTACAATGTGCAGGTGGCTCACCAACGTTAGTTATTGATGACATTATTAATAAAGGTGGTATTGCTACAAATTGTTGTATGAACTATGAAGCAATATGCGATAGTAATATGTTTTGTAATGTAAATGGTGCTAGTCATCTTGATAAAAATATAAGAAGAACTACAGAAAATATGAATACTATGATACCTGAATGTGGTTGTTGTACCATTGAACAGCCTAAATTATATCAAATTAAAAATAAAACTGTATCATTTGATGTACCAATGATTAAGAAGCATCTTATGAAATATGGTTCTGCTGTAGGTGGTTTTATTGTTTATAAAAATTTTATCAAAGATATTAATAAAGGAAAGTTTTTAGAAACAAAAGGAATTTATGTTAAATCTGTAAATTATTCAGGAAATCAACAAGATATTGATGAACCAGCAGGTGGTCATGCTATTGGTATTGTAGGATGGGGTGTTGAAAAAGATTTACAAATTGGAACAGATATATATCCAAAAGTTGAATATTGGATTTGTCGTAATTCTTGGTCAACAAAATGGGGTAATGATGGCTATTTTAAATATGCGATGTTTCAAGAATATCCAAATGATAACTTGCCTCCTATTAATAAAAACGTAGCATTTGAAACTAACAATATCATGTTAGGTCAGGGAAATCTTGGCGGTATTCTATTAATAGAACCAGCTGGTATAGAATCTACAGATACATTAAGTAAAGTAAATTGTAATGCAAATTACACTTGTTTAGAACAAAATCCAAATGAAGTAATAGAAGATATTGTTGTAACGTTATTATCAAATAAAGGAATAACAATTTTGTTGTCATTATGTATACTATCACTTTTTGGTATATTAATCTATTCATTTTTTAAAAAAGATAAAAAACGACGCAAGTAAACTTCCAACTTGTTTATAAAATTGATTCAACTAAATAAAATTTAATTGAATAGTAAAGAGAATGTCAATTGTTATACACAGTGGACAACTATCTGTTTTAGAAGAAGACGAAATTATTAATAAAGTCCGTGTTAAAAAAATAGAAAATTCATATAGTCCTTATGCAGGATTTAAAGTAAATGAAACGTTTTTGAACGCATTTCGACAATACAGTGAACGTCAATGTTATTATGTTCCATTTCATTGGGCACTTTCTAATATTAAAGAATCTAAAAGACGTGATAGGTCTGAATTTGATAAAATAAGTTCTTCAGTAGAATTTACAAGTGCTTTACGTAATATTCAGTTAGAAATTAAAGATGAATGTCTTTCTCGTTTGAATAAATATGGTTGTTTATTAATTTCTTTATATCCAGGTGCAGGTAAAACATGTTTAGCTATTTATCTTGCATCAAAAGTAATTAAATTGAAAACATTAATTGTATGTCATCGTATTGTATTAATTGAACAATGGAAAGATAGTATTTTACGTTTTACCGGAAAAGATACAACTATAGCTGTTGTAAAACCTGGTAAGAAATATAAAGAAGATGCTGATTTTTTTATCGTGAATGCGCAAAATATGAAAAAACTAGGGTGTGATGTGTTTAAAAAAATTGGTTTTGTAATTGTTGATGAAATTCATGCAATCATGGCTGAAAATTTATCTGAATCAATGTTTTATGTTAGTCCTCGATATTTATTAGGATTATCGGCAACACCTACAAGACCAGACGGAATGGATAAATTACTTGATTTTTATTTTGGTGTAGATAATTGTATCAAAAGAGAATTATATCATAAACATACTGTATATAAAGTTAATACTGGTATTGAGTTTGAAGAAGAATCTTCTAATTGGAATGCTTTATTGACATCGCAATGTTTACACAAAGAACGAAACAATTTAATTGTTAATATTGTGAAAGCACATAAAGATCGACATTTTTTAGTATTATGTAAACGTGTACAACAAGCGAGCTATATTTCAGAAAGATTGAAAGAATCTGGTGAAAATGTATCATTAATGATTGAAGATACGAATAAATTTGACCAAGAGTCACGTATTATTGTAGCAAGTTTACAAAAATGTGGTGTAGGATTTTCACATGATGTATTAGATGCCCTTATTATTGCTTCTGACATGGAAGAATATTTTATTCAATATTTAGCACGTGTAATGAGAACAGAAGAAGTTGAACCTATTGTATTTGATTTAGTAGATGATCATAAAGGATTAAAAAAACATTTTGGGCAACGTAAAAAAGTTTATACTAAAGCAGGTGGAATTATTAAAGAAAAAAACAAAAATGAATATTCTGCTTAATTAATTTCTAAAAATTATAAATTTATAA